GTGGGGCTTGCTGTGTTTGCTTTAGATGTTACAGCAGTTTCAATTGCGTTAAACTCATAATCAAACTCTGAGCCTCTAATAAGTTTAGCTGCGTTACCCGAAGCAAGGGTATCTTTGACAGCAAAATCTGTTGCCTTTGTATAGTTAGACATTAACTAATCCTTCCTGTTTTAACAAACATATCCAATTTCTGAACGCTAATTTCACTTCCTTCGACATTAGCCTCAAAACCAATCTGTATTACTTTACCTGAACCTTGCACCTGAGCGTTAACCCTATCAATTAACACACCAGCGGTAAACTCTGCTAAACTAAACTGCGCGGAGTTAGTAGCTGTTGGGTCAATAGTTACATCGTCAGGGACTAAATAAGTAGGTGCTTCAAAAGCTGGAGCCGGGTTAGTAAACTCAAAACCAACACCTTCGTTAATTGTGAAAGGGTAGGAGAAGTTAGCGCCTAAGTAATCGTAGCCTGTCTTAATAACAAAGTCTTGACCACTACCACCAATAACTGTTATACTCACCTTCTTAACCATCTTGGTCATAGAACTGTTGTCCATGTCCATAAAGTTAGAGGAGTACTTCATACGGTATTGGATGGTGTTATCTACATAACCACCGTAAAGACCAATGCCATTTTGCTTCCCTAACAGCAGGTCACGAGTTCTAGTTCGTAGGAAAGCTGTTGTTTTAACCGACCAAGTGGTAACACGAGATGAACCATCCTCTAGCGCTTGCCTCATATCTAAGCAGTAGACAGTCGATGTTGAGGGAAAAGATAAAAGGTAGAAGGCGTTAACCTCTGAGTAGGCTGATCGAACCTTGTTGTAAGAGCCAGAAAGGGCAAACTCAGTTGCCACAACTTCTCTTAAATCATCCCGCACATTCTTTGTTAAGTCGCGCATGGGTAACGACTTCTCTTGTAACAAGCGACCCAACGAACGAACACCTGTATCTGATAGAAAGATTAAGTCCCCACCAGTGCTTTGTACACTATCACGAGCCACACAACCCACACCAGCGATAACATCACTAAGTTTAAAAGTATTCAGAGGATCACTAGCCCCTGAGTAAATGACAATGTTACGAGAACAGAAGATGATTAGGAAGTCATTGTGAGCCGCTATAGCCGTTACTGTGTCTACGTTGTTAGGTAGGACAGCAGCTATGTTTAGAAAGCCGCTAGTGCCCCCTGCAAAGGCTGGAAAGGCTGTATCTGCTATATCTGTAGTCCAGTATACCGTAGACCCGTCATGCGCCCAGAAACGCCCATAAGCGGCTAACACGTCACGAGGGTAACTTGTTCCATACGCCTGTGCTACGCCTGTATAATCGACTAGCTTCTGTAGATTAGGGGTGGCGCTTTCAGTGTAAACCAGAGTCTCATGTGCCTCTTGGACTATCAAGGCGTGGTCATTAAGAGTAGCCACCTTCCAGTTGTTAGCCGTAATCGTGTAACCAACAGGGGTCACATCGGTTAACACAGCATCAACACCGCCTGTGAATAACTTCTGATTCCCTGCGCTGATGGTAACGGTAGTGTCATCGGCGTTGACGTGTTCAGCCAACATTTCAATATTGAGGTTGCTCAACTCATCCACACCGTCAGTAGTCTTTTGCTCCCAACCCTTACGAGCACCTAACCGACCAAACTTATCAATGATACAGTTGTCAGCGGCTAGGGCAAAGTTGCTAGAGAGGGTAACACTACTGTCTTGTGTGTTTAACCCGAAAAAGCCGGGAGAGACAACAGAGACTGTTTGTAGTTGTTTCATACGCTATACCAAATAGTGTCCTCTGGGTGACGAGCCGCATCGAAAGAAAGCTCATCTGCCAATGCCGACTGAGCAGCACCGTAGGCGTTAATACTTTGTTGACCACCATCTTCACCACGTTCCTCAATCGCCATCGCAGTGGCTAACAGGATGATGGGACGGGTGGGTAAAACAGTGACATCAGTATCAGCCGTTAAGGGCAGGTTACGCGAAGTCATGTTAAATCGTATGTCGTAAACGCCATCAGGGATTGGGTAAATATCTACTTGAATATCCCCATCTGCGCTAACCCCGTTGAAGTTGTAATAGATAGGCACACCAGTAGGTGGAGTACCCGTCAAAAACTCGTTGTCAAACCAGTTAGATGTTTGGTAACGCATCTCAATGTTGCTGGTGTCATTAAAGACATCTAACACCTTGGCGCTAGTACGAGTATTTTGTAGCTCGTAGTTAAACACGTTAGCGCTGGTTGTAACTGTGTTTGTAGTACGTAGAGCACTCCAGTCATACGCAGCTTCTACTTGACTCTTAGCCTCGTTAATAAAGTCGCCAACCAACCGAGCGTAACTATTGGTATTACCAGCGCCTTGTACTGTAGTCACTTCACTCTCTCGAAGTCTCCTCAATACAGCGTTGACAAGTTGTAAGTATGTCATTTGTTTTTCCTTTGTTGCTATTATACCACAGATTTCTCAATTTGTCAAGCTTATTCGCCGTCAAATGCTACAGTTTGTGCTTCTTTTCTAAGGTCAAATGAAGCCATGACATTCATTAACGAGGCAGCTTCTGTCAGCACCTGTAGGGAGTCACCGCTTTGCATAACCATACTGTCGCTAAACTGTATAAAGTCGTTAGCGTTAAGTACATACTCAGTTATAATATAAATCTTGTGATCTATGTTGTGAGCGTGTTGCCAGTATACAGAAATAAACTTGTTATTCCCTTGGCGGTTACTAGCAAACAAGGTACTTACTTCAGCTTTATAACCTGCGGGAACTTTGAACAACTCTGTTAGCACCGCTGGTTGTATTATCTTACCTATTGTATGTTTCACATGAAGTCCCCCGAATAACCAGCTTCTGCTGCTGTAGCAGGGCTTGAGGAACCCCCGCCACTATCCTCAACGGAGAAGTCTACCTCTCCTGTTATAGGCCCACCAACCGTTACACCGCCAACTGGCCCTTTACCGGAACTCGTTGGCCCTTGATACCCGCCATCGGCTATTGTTGATGTATTTGGATCTGAAAACATAGTAGAGGGTGAACTTAAATTAACAACAGGGGCAGGATAGCCCATTTGCGCCCTTCCCCATGCTCCTAAAACATCGCCATCGGGAGTGTTGTTAATTTGATCCGCCAAACCCATCATACCTGAACCATAAGAGAATAAACCGTCTATAACTGCTCCTGTAAGACCACCCTTCGCCAGACCTCGTACCGCTGCTTGAATAGCATTTGATACAATTGCATCAGTAGCCTTACCTTTACCCATAGAAAAAGGAGTACCTTTATTCTCGGACACGTAACCATCTGGCCCAGCTAAATCTGGTACTAATTTCTTTATTACTTCCTCAGCTTTCTTTAACTCTAACTCTTCTTCCGCAGTCGCTGGAGCACGACCAGATAACATAAACCCACGAGGGGCTGGATTGTCTAGTAATGTTTGAATATAAGTAGCAAAGTCAGTAGCTGGTTTTGACTCTAAATCAACAGGTAATCCATTTATTGCGGCTAACGAATCTTCATAAGAGGTGTAGTCCATTACTTATTCCTCTTGTTTTTCTTTGAGCGTTCGTTACGCTTTGGTAATGGTCTTTTCATAATGCACCTTTCGTTACAACAAGCCAGATTAAACCAGCTATAATACCTACCCCTGTTATGACAGAGACAATAATTAAGAACCCGTTAATCCAAGCCCATAGTTTTTCTTTACGTTTAATCTCCGCTAACACAATCTCTCTAGCCTCAGCATCACGTTTACGCTTTGCCTCCGCTTGAAACTTTAACCAATCATCCCAAAGCCCTGCTCTGCCTTGATAGATGAATAACTCTTGGATAGCCGCCTCGTGTTGCTTGATCTGTTCTAGAGCAAAGAAAGCCTCTGAGTCTGAACCAGACTTATTAGCCTTCTTTGCTAACTCCGACTTAGAATCAAAGAACTTGAAGATGTGCTGACCCGCTGCCATAATGTCACCACCATTGGCTATAGTCTCCTTAATAACACCAAAGGCAGCGTTGGCTATCGCAAGTTCAGCAAGCATTATCTATTCCAATATGTTAGAAGCCATGTAAGTAAACCACCAGCA